ACCAGCTCGGGGAGCTTGCCGAACCACTCGGCCAGAGCCTGCAGCCCCTCGACCAGCCCCTCGGCTATGCTCTCGTACAGGCCAGTAATCCACTCGATGGCGGGCTTAATCCACTCGATCAGCTTGCCAATCCATTCCGACACGAGCTGCAGGGCCGCAGCCAGGATGGAACCCAGCAACTTGGCCAGGGCACCCACCACCTCGGCAGCTATCTCGATGATCGGCACGAGCAGGTCGAGCAGCGGGAGCAGGGCGATCACCACATCCTTGACCGCCATAATGGCGGGCATCAGCGCCTCCCCAAACTCCTGGGCCAGCATCTCGATGATGGGGAGCAGCGGGGTCAGGATGGCGTCGAGCAGGATAATGATCGGCTCGGCCAGCGCCACGAACAGCTCGATGATGACCCCCAGGATGGATGCCAGGACCGGGAGAATCTTGGCCACCAGGGGGGCCAGCTTCTGGAGCAGGCCCGCTATCGGGGGCAGGAGCTGGGCAATGATCTCGGCCACCTGGACGAAAACAGGTGTGAGGGCGGCCAGGGCCGGGATTAGGGCACCCCTGACCACCCCCATCACCTCTCCCAGGACCGGAAGCAGGGCGGACCCCAGCTCGGCCTGCAGGTCCTGGAAATCTGCCTTAGCAATGCGGGTGGAGTTGGCCAGCTCACCGGAGGTGGCGGCGAAGTCACCGGCCCACTGCTCGGTAGACTGCATGAGCAACCCAGACCGGGCGAGCACCTTCTCCTGCTCGGTCAGCGCCCCGGAGCCATCCCCGATGCCGTTGGCCAGAGCATACTGCTCGACAGCAGCCGCCGACACGTCGATGCCGAACCGGCGCATGGCCTCGGTCTCCCCGGCCAGGGCCGACCCGAACTTGGTGGCGGCGTCGCTCAGCTCGAGGTTGTGAATCGATGCGAAGTCGGCAATGCGGGTGGCCAGGTCCTCGGTGACCCCGGCCACGTCTCCCCCGGTGCCAGCAATCTGGGTGGAAAACCCGGAGAGCTGGACGGCCAAGGAGTTGAAGGCTGACTCGGACAGCCCGAAGCTCTCGGCACTGGTCGCTCCGATCTTCTGGATGGCCGCAGCATTGACCGCATCGAAGGATTGGTTAACGGCGTTGGTTGACTCGGTGACCAGGCTGGCCTGCTCCACCGACTGAGCGCCGAAATCGAAGATTTGCTTGCCCACGAAGGCCGCCGCAAAGATCCCGGCGGCGGCCTTGCCGATGGCCCCGAAGCTCGACTGGCTCTGCTTGCCGAACTGGTCAAAGTCACCCTTAACATCGACGTAGACTGTGCCCAGCTCAGCCATACCCGCCCCTTCCCAGGACGGGGCCCAACGCCGACACCATCTCCCGCACACTGCGGATGACTCGGCGCTCCCGGACCTCCCAGGGGCGTCTCACCGACCAAGGCTTAGGAATGTCCTTTTTCTTGCCCCAGGCCCCCACCATGGTGCGGATTAGTGCATGGGTTAGCTCGGCATTCTGGGCCAGCAGCTCCTCCTGATAGGTCCAGCGGTGGCCACCAATGAAGGAGCGCATCAGCCGAGACTCGGGCGGCAGTTGCCGCACCAAGTTCATGGCCCGGCTCGGGCGCTCCTCCATCTCGGTGGCCAGGTTAAGGCCGTAAAACTGCACGAAATCCGCCTCCAACAGGTCCAGCTTCTCGTGGGCTAGCTGCCAGAGGCCAAGGATTCCCCCGGGGTACCGACACCATAGCACCCCCGGAAGATGGCCAGCAGGTCCTCGACAGAAGGGCGATGCTTGGCAATGAAATCCTCGGCATCTGCCGGGTCCAAGAACAGGGACCGGAGCGCCTCACCCACTCGGCCTTGGGCACCGTGGTCGAGCGCCATGGCGGGGAGTTCGGGCACCAAGTCGTATTTCGACTCGATGCCCCCCTCCTCATCCTTGAGCACGAGTTGCTTGGGTTCGACATTGGCCCGCTTGGCCCGGGCGGCTGAAAGATCAAACTCCGCCATCAGGCCGGTGAGGTGTCGCCATAGATGGCCCCGGGGCGTCCCTCGGTCAAGCCAGCCAGAGCCTTGATGGTCACCGGAAGCCCGGCGGCCACACCCTTGTTGAAGGTCAGGCCACCATTGTCGTCGAGCTGCACCCGGTCCATCACGATCCGGTAGCGCTCGATGCCATCATGGCCCTCGATGACCATGGCATAGACGGCCTGCTCTCCGGGCTTGGGAAGCAGGAAATCCCAGGTGTCGTCGAGGTTGTCGGTGAACACGCCGCCGCCGAAATACAACTCCAAGGTCTGCTTTTTCCACTCGAGCAATGTCATCTCAGCGGTGAGCGCATACTCGGTGATTTCGTTGCGGATGGGGGCCAGGGACTGCCAGGCAGGTATCCCCTCCACCGTGACTTCGGGGGTGAACTCCACCCCGTCATCGGATACGTACCCCAGCTCGACGAAAGCCACGTTCAGAGCCGTGGTCGCATCGGTGGGGAGAGGGGTGGCGTCGGGGGCAAGGAACACCTTGCCATTAGCCGCCACAATCACATTGTCAGCATCGAGCGCCATGCTCGGCCTCCTTCCCTGGTCGGGAATAGGCTGCACTCGGGGTGGTCCCCCGGGAGCAGCGGCTTACCGTCTCGGTCAGTTTAGCACGTCCCAATCCTAGATTGGGCGCACGTGCACTTCCATCTCCAAGATGTAGCGCTCCTTGGGCGGCTCCTGGGTGTCATCCGGAGAATCGGACAGACCCCGGGGCACCACCCGGCAGATGATGCCTTCATCGTTGAAGTAATTAAGCCCCCGGTACATCAGGACGTTCCGCACGGCTTGGGCCAGGCGCTCGGCCTGGCGATTATTCCCGCCCCAACAGTCAAACTGCACCCGCACCGCCTCGATCAAGAATGGTTGAATCATCACTGGCTCGTCAGAGATCCGGGTGATGCGGACCGCTGGGTAAATGGTGTCTTTGATCAGTTGGCCCCGGATACTCCCCGGCGCACCGCACAGGGCAGTGACCTCAGCCTGCGCCCGGAGGAACCCCACCAGCATCTTGACCACATCGGGCATCACCAGTGTCAACGCCATCAACTCTTCCCCTTAATCTTGGTCTTGCCGAGCAGCCCCAGGCTCCCCAGTGCCCGCCGAAGAGGTGCCCGGGGGGTCCGGTAGAGGCTCCCCCACTCGTCCCAGTGGGCCATGGGGTGAGCCGTTCCGACTCGCACTCCCTTGGTCAGCTCCACTGTCTGAGTCTGGACCTGGTAGCCCTTGGTGAACCGGCCCCCGTTGGCCATGGCCCGGTCGGCCACAATGGCCCCGATGGCCTGCATGGCCACGGCGGTCTGATTGCGATTGGCCAGCTCCCGCAGGCCCGCCGGATTGAGCACGAACTTGGAGGTGGTCCGGGAGAGGTCCATCTGGCTCTTAGCCATCAGTGCTCCTCCGGCGGATATCGGCCTCGACATGGTGCACCGCCCCCAATCTGGGATTGAACACCTCCCAGGCATCTCCGATCACCTCGTACTCCTGGCCGCCGATAGTCACGGCGTCCCACCCGGTCAGGGGGGTACCCGCTGCCAGGAATAGCCGCATCGACTCCCCCACTACCACCCCGGCCTCCCCCTGCTCGCTGGCAATCTGCCTCGAGGCATAGCCCGACACCTCCAGGTCCGACTCGGTGGTGGCCGGGTTGCCATGCTCGTCCTCGGCCCCCGGGGTCCGCAGGTGCAGGGTCACCGGCTCGGTCAGCCTGTTCAGGTAGATGAGTGAGGACGGCATGGGGGTCAGTCTACCACGTTTAGGGGCACCGGGTCAGGAACCGCAGCCACCGGGGCCAGAGTGTGCGGTATCAAGTCCCGGACCACCCAGGGGCCGGGGCCGGAGACGAACACCAGCCAATCCGCCAAATCGGGAGCCTCAAGCCCGACCAGGATGCCATCGATCGGACCGCCCACCGCCCCAGCGAAATCGGCCAGGTCCGCACCCTCGACCCCGGCCAGGGTCCCAGTGAAGCTCGGCGGTGAGTGAACGCCATCGAGGTTGGCCTGGTCTGGCCCCTCGACAGCACCGAGCGTTACTGAGAAGTTGGGGGGCACATGGGTGCCATCGATGTTGGCCGTGTCGTTGGCCTCGACCTCGGTTAGGGCGAGCAGCTGCCCGGTGCCCCCGTCGATATTGGCAATGTCATTGGCCTCGACCTCGGCCAGGGTACCGGTGATGGGTGGGGGCGTATGGGTCCCATCGATATCGGCGGTGTCGTTGGCCTCGGTCTCCGCCATAACCAGATTGGGGCCATGGGTCCCGTTGATGTCGGCGGTGTCGTTGGCCTCGGTCTCCGCCACAGCAAGGTTGAAGTTGGGCGGAGTGTGGGTGCCGTCGATGTTGGTGGCATCGTTACCCTCGACCTCGGCCATAACCAGGGTGGTGGGGGGCAAGACCATCGTGCCGTCGATATCGGCGGTGTCGTTGGCCTCGGTCTCCGCCAACACCGCATTGGGGCCATGGGTCCCGTTGATGTCGGCAGTGTCGTTGGCCTCGGTCTCCGCCATGACCAGGTTGAAGTTGGGCGGAGTGTGACTGCCGTCGATGTTGGTGGCATCGTTGGCCTCGGTCTCCGCCACGACCAGGTAAACCGGCACAATGCCATTGATGTCGGCGGTGTCGTTGGCCTCGGTCTCCGCCATGACCACCGTGATGGCCGCAGCAGCAGGCCGGACAGCGATCTGCAATGCCGCATTGCGGGCATTGGTCGTATCAACCGAGCTATGCGTTCCCGGGTCTTGGGTGGCCGTGTTCTCTTGGGCGAAGGAGACCTGAGCCTCAACGCCTCCAACCACATCGGCAGTGATCCCCGAGTTGGCATGGCTTCCAAACCCACCAAAGTCACCCGTTCCCACCCCGGTGAATGACCCAGTAGTGGCGGTCTCACCGCTCCCGGCCACCCCGACCCAGAGCGTGTCCTCGGCTCCCCACGACGGAGAGAGGGCAGGCATATCTTGGGCGGTGGTCCCAGCCGCCATGGTAGACACCTCGATGGGGGTGGAAGCGTGCGCCCCCGGAATCGACATCAAGATCAGGATGGAGTCGTTGGTCGAAGTGTCCGCAGTGGTGACCGTAAAGGTGCCGGTCTCGGAACCGGTTGAGATCTTCTCGGCCACCCCGATGGCCATGGTGGTTGTCCCGGACCGGTCCGCTCGCTCGGTGAATCCACCACCCCACCCTGAGAACTCAGCGTTGGTCGAGTTGCCATCATACATGACGATGATGGCGATTAGTCGATCCCCGGCGTTTTTGGTCAGGGATGACAAGTTGGGGAAGGTCTTGGTCGCTCCCCCAGCCGTGTTAAGGGTGAATAGTATCCGACTGCCCGCTACAGTCGGAATGGACGGGAAGGCCATTCAGGCCCCCCGGGGGTTAAGCGTTCCCGGCGGTGATGGTGCCGGAAGTCACCGTGATAGTCCCGCCCGCCACGATGGTGGTCGATGACAGCTCAATATCTGCCCCGGACCCGGTGCCTCCCACGTCGAGGTCGGCCACGAAGGCATTGGTCGAATCAACCAGCCTCGCCCAGGTGGCCGTGCCGCTGGCGTCAGCGGAGGCATCCTGAACGGTGGGCGACACATCCAAGGTGAGCACCCCACCGGTCACCGTCGCAGGGTCGGTGGCCGGGTCATTGAGAGTGAGTTCACCCAGAAGAGTGGTGGCAGTGCCGCCGGTGGCGGGCCGGGTGCCGTTGTAGATGCGGAGCTTCCCCGCCCCGGCCCCGGCATTGATGGCGTCAGCCACCACCTGGAGCCTGGCATTTCGGATTGGGGTGCTATAAGCAATGGCCATCGGTCATCCTCCTAGTAAGCCACGATTGGCGTTTTGTGCATGTAGCGGCGAATGACCGCCATCTGGGTCTTGCTCAGCTCGTCAGCTCCTGGTGAATAGGAAACCGACCAGCCTCCCAAACTCTCGGACTGGATGCCTGGACTCCCTGCCGCCCCGGTGTCGTAGAGGCTCGCAGCGATCTGGGCGCAAAGGGTGCGGAGGTCCTGGGGCACCTCGTCTGGGTTCTCGGCTCCGCCGGTGTAGGTGATTAGGGTGCCCGGGAGCCAAGGGCTGCCGAAGGGGCCGACGTTGTATTGCCAGTCCCAGGTGGTGATGCCGGTGCCGCTCCCCAGGTGGTGCACCAGCCCGAAGCTGTCCCAGGCATATTGCTCATTCTCGACCAGGGGATTCCCGTCGAACCCCTCCATGGCCAGATCGGTGATGGGGTAGTGGGGCAGTCGCACCACTCCATCGACCTCACCCACATCTGATACCAGCACCTCCAGGTCCACGACCGGCACGAATTGCCGACCGGTAAGGCCCTCGATGATTCCCTCCGCATGCCGGATTAGGGCCGTTATGGTCGGGTCCGGCTCGTTGGTGACATCGATCTGCCGCAGGGCCTCGATATCGGCCTGGGTGCAAAGAGGCATCAGCTCTTCTTGGCTGCCGACTTGGACTTGGGCGCAGCCTGAGCGTCCAGGGCGTCCTGGTTGAGCTTGGTCTGCGCCTCTCGAGCCTCGGCTGTCGCCTCGGCCTCGGCATCGGCCTCAGCCTGGGTGACCAGCTTCCCGGACACCTGGCTGTATACCTTGCCCTCCTCCTCGGGGAACACCGACTCGGTGGATTCCGCCACGGCTACCGGGGTGAAGGACTTGCCGAGCACGGCATCCCTCTGCTCCTCGGTCCCGTAAACGGTCGTGCCGAAATCGGGGTGCTTGTATTTTACCTGGCCTGGCTTCATTATTGCTCCTCGGTCGTGGGACCAGGGGCAGTGGCCATCCACCGCCCCCAGCTACCCGGATTGATCAGGTGGCGTCGGTGAACTCGACGAAGTTGGAGACTCCGTTGATGACCATGCCATATTCGGCCTCGGCCCGAATCGCCACCAGGTTGTTCTCCCAGAGCGAAACCAAGGCGGCGTTGATGGTCACCGAAGCCTCGGTGCTCACGTCGTAGGAGATCCCGCCGATGGCCCCCCAGGCAATCTGGGTGAAGTCACCCGCAAATCCACGATTGGTGCCGCTGTCGGCAGCCTCATCGAGGAACGCAGGACGACCGAGCAACCGGCCCCGCAGCGTGCCGTCGAACACGGCATCGGAGGGGTTGGTGTCCACGAAGATGGGTCGGCCAGTGGTGTCCACGGCTCCCTGAATCTTCGGCTCGAGCTTGGCACCCAGGGCGTACCCGGTGAGCTTCTTGTCGTTGGTGACCAGCAGCGACAAGGCCGCCACGAAGTCACCATAGATGCCACCGTTGGCCTGGGTGGTGGTGCCGATCTCCACTGCGGCAGTCGTCTGCTGCAGGAATGCGGCGAAGGGGGTTGAGGTCCCCCACATCACTGCGGCGTCGAAGGCATTGGCAAATGCCTCTGCGATGTCGTCCCTGATGTCGTCCATGTACCCGGCGGGGTTGGCTCGCACCACCTCGGCAGAAACGACCACGATGGTGGCCAGCTTCTTCGGGTCCATGTTGACGAGGGACCGGGTGCCTTGAGAAGCGGGCTTGACCGCTCCCTCAGCGACCCAGCCTGCCACCGGCTTACCAGTGACGACGGGGATGGCCGTGCCCGAAGGTCCCAACTGCACCTCTTGGGCGAGTTGCTGGATGATCGACCGGCGGCGTACCTCATCAAAGATGGGGCCAGCCTGCTGGCGACTCAGGAACCCTGAGAATCCGGCCAGGGTTGTGGGGGCCGTAATGGCCATGTTTCACTCCTGGTAGATGTCGGGGCGCTTAGGCTGCGCCCACCTTACGCTTAATCGCCTCCAGGAGCTTGTCATCGTTGAGGTTGGTGGAAGGGACCTTGCCCGACTTGAGAGTGGGCCGGGGAGTGGTGGGCGCTTGGCGATGGCCATTCGTCTCCTCCTCCTCCTGCTCCTCCTCCTGCCGCACCTGGAATGTCTCCAGGAGCACCAGGGCGTCGGCCTCCAGCTCCTCCTCATTGCTACCCAAGAGTCTGGTGACCTGGGCATCGGTGAGGTTGTGCCTTCGGGCTACTCGCTCCCTTGCCAATTCCAACTCCAGCTCGGCCACTCGGGCCTCGCTCCTGCTGGCTCGGTCGGTCAGCTTCTGCGTCTCAGACTTCCCAGCCTCCTCGATCTCAGCGATCTTGGTGGCAGCATCGGCATTGGCCTTGGCTTCGTGACGGTATCTCGCCGCCTCGTCGTTGGCCTTCTTCAGGGCCGCTTGCATCTTGTCGAAGTCTGCTTGGGTGGGAGCCTTCCCCTCGGGGGCTTGCTCGGTCCCGGCGTCCTCGGTCGTCTCGACCTGGGTGGCCTCAGCAGTCTCTGCACCTTCAGGCATCTCGCCTACCTCCTAAGCATCACGCTCGGTTACCGCAGATTTTAGCACACCTGAGCGCTCAATCTAGGATTGCGGCACCGCTTGCTTGACCTGAATGGTCGAATGAACCTCCACCGGGTAGCGGTCCACCAGGGCCTGCAACTCCTGCTCGGAGAGGCTCGGCGGCTGGTCCCAGTACCCCCGGGCCAAGAACGATGCCAGTGCCACTCTCCATGTGCGCCCCTGTTTCTCGTCTACCAGCAGCCCCTCGGCATCCGGTCCTAACTCCCCTTCTCCATCGTAGACCAGCCAGCGCTGGCCCTGCTGGGCAATAAGCCTCATTCCACCACCTCCCAGGGGATTCCCAACTCGTCGAGCTTCTCGGCCACAGAGCGCAGCGGCCCATCGGGGTAATCGATTTCAGAAAACAGGACCTGCTCGATATCTTCCGCTCGAACCCCTCCATGGACCTGGGCCTCGATGTAGCTATAGCCCGGGGCATCGGCCCCTTTCCGATACACATATCGTGCGGCCTGGACGGGATCTGGCGGCACCTCCCAAGGCGAAAAGGAGGAGTAATGCAGCTCAGTGATGGGCGAAGCCCCCACCGTGTCTCCCGCCATCAGGGAGTCGGTCATGGTGACGGTGGTGCGCTCCTTCACCTCGTCCTTGAGGATGACCCGCACGTTACCATATCCGTCCACTCCGCCCGGGCCGTAGGCCCCGGCCCCCTGATGGGCGTAACCGTAGATAGGCCTCGTGCTCGGGGCAGCGTCCTCAGCGTAGCCGAAGAGCCTCTTTTCCATGCTGGCTCGGGCCTTGGTGTCATAGATTCCCAGGGAATAGCCCGACTCAAATTGAGACTTGAACCGACCATCACCCAGAATCTGCTCCAGCACCTCCTCGTCAGGAACCTGAATCGAGATCTGGGAGTCATCCAGGTACTCCTGCCAGGTTTTCACGGTCTGCTGGCGCATCTGGGGCAGGCGGTTGTAAAAACCCGTAGAAGCATGATTACCTATCGCTGCATCGGCGGCCTCCCGACCACTGTCGGACATCACCCGACCTTGCTGCATCTTGTTCACATAGTGGGCGGCGGGCTGTTGGGTGAAACTCGGCTCGGCAACGCAAGCACAGTTAGTGTGAGCCTTGAAATCACCCTCGTCGATCTGGGTGGCCAGGCCACGACAGAAATCGCAAGTACCCGCCACCAACCGGCGGTGCCCCCGGGCTGCAGGGTCGTCTGCTTGGGTCTGCACGATGGTCTCCCGGCCCCCCATCATCGCAAAGGCAGCCACCACCCCCAGCAACCGAGTCAGGGCCACCTGGCGCTCGGCGTCTCGACTGCGGCCCAAGGAAATGGCCTTCTTGGTGAAGATCGGCCCCAGCAGAGTCAGGTTGGCCACCGCTTGCTCTCGGTTGAAGGCTGCCAACCGGACCTCGGCGGTCCCGGTCACCCCCTCGACAGTGCGAAGGGTCCGGTAGTACAGCCCGGCCTGGGCCGCCGACATCTGATGATACTTCTCCATCACCGAGAGCACCCCGGTCATGAACGGCTCCCAGGTCCCATCGATGTCCTCGAGATCCCAGGCCGGGTATAGGCGCATCGCCTCCCGCAGGGCGGCTGAGCGCAGGGTTAGCTGCGTCCGGCGCTGGGTGTCGGTCAGGAGCCGTCCGGCGGTGGTGGTGGCCATCAGGTTGGCGGCACACCCACCGGCGCAGTGGGCTGGCCGTTAGGCGGGGCCGGAGCCAGCTGTGCCTCCAGGATTCCGGTGAGCTGAGTCAAGGCATCGGCCTGGCTGGCCAACTGCTTGAACAGCTGCAGGTCCTGCTGGGTCACTCCGGGGATTCGCTCCCAGAGCGCCTCGGGCGGAATATCCAGCATCTGAGCCATCTTGCCCAGGGCGTCCACCGTCTGGGCCAGAGACCGGGCCTCGGTGTCCCGCCAACGAACTTGGGCCGACTCCTCGGGCACCGGGGCACCCATCATCAGCTCGGCTAGCTCGAGCACCTGCTCCCAGGCCTCGCCCAGGGTGGTCTGCCGTTGGTTGATCTTCCGCCGGTGACCGGACTCGGCTGCGGCCAGGGCCTCGGCGCTCAAGTTGATTAGCTCACCCAGGAGGTGGTGCGGTGGGGTCTGCGAGACGATGGCCCCCAACTGCACCGACTCCTCCCGGGAGCGCAGATAGCCATCGAGCTGAGCTTGTTGGAACTGCCCCACCTGGACATCGGCATCGGCAAAGGTCCACATACGGCTGGCCATGGCCTTCATCTGCTCGGGCACCGACTCGGGGGTCCAGCCGATGATGTAGCGCTGGAGGAATGCCTGGAAGTGCTGGGCGACCTGCAGCTCAAAGGTGGTGGTGTCGATTTGGTCTTGGATGGGAATGAGCCGATCCACCTCGCTCAAGGTTTCGTCGTCAAGGTCCTCGACATTAAGGAATCTCACCACCGGGCACACTCCTCCGGTCTCCCCGAGAGGTTCGGACTCCACCGCTACCAGCCCGCCCTCGGTGGTGAATCGATAGGCCGCCTCGGAGTCATAAAGGGTGTAGCTCATGTGCTCCCCGTTGGCCTCGGCCAGGACAGCGGCAAAGGGCCAGTCGGGGTCGTCACCGTAGGCCACGGTCAGCTTTCGGGGAGAGTAGCCCCGGATGCTCGGCATGCCCGACTCACCCGGGAGCACCAGCACATAAGAGATCCCATAGGTGAAGGCTCCCCGGTGCACCGCCACTTGCCGGGAGTCGAGCTTGTTAGCCTGCCAGGCCTCCCAGCCTGCCGCCTCGTCGATGGCCCCCACGTCGGCCACGTTGGGCCGGTAGCCGTCCACATAGAGGGACTGAGCCATCACCTCGACCACCAAATCCACGATATTGACTCGGGATTGGTCGATGAAGCGCACCGCCTCGGGAGGCACCCCCTCCAGGCTCACCGGGTGAGGCTGCGCTCCCCGGACATAGCTATGGTAAGTCTCCAGCCCGGGCGCATCGGCCTGCCGGATTTGCAGCATCTCTTCCAACAGGTCTTTAGCGGCAGCTCCGCTTAACGGCATGATTCCCTCCTACAGGAAAGCGGCGCTACCGGTGCGGGTTCTCCGGCGGCGCTTAGACTCGGGCAATGCCAAAAAGTCTAATCGAGCTTGGCGTGCCAGCACAGCAGCCACAGCCGCATCGATCTTCTTGGCCGATTCTCGGTGCTCCTTGCCGATGCTCACCCCGTAGGCATTGGGGCGGCGTCGAGCATTGACGATGTGCTGGGTCAGCTCGGGGTCGGCGGAATGAGTGAGCTTCCCCTCAACGATGGCATCATGGAACCGCTCGATGGCGAAGGTGCCCTCCTTGGTGCGGCTCCTCAAGTCGAAGGCGAAGGGGTGCTTGGTGTGGGCCTTGACCAGCACCGTGTGCCCCAGGTCCTCACCCCAGGTGTCCACGTAGCTCTCCCAAGGATGGAGGTCGGAGTAGAACCCAACCACGTCGTACATCTCGAAGGCGGAGCGCACCATGGCGTCGATTTCCTCCCGGGGAGCCTCCCCACCGTAGCGCTCGGGGTCCCAGACTCCCAGGGGGAAGATGTGGTCGTCATCGATGGTGCAGCCAACCAGGCCGGTGTGGTCGTCGGACTTGGAACCATCGAAGCCCAGGGTGATCATCTCGCCGGACTGGACGGTGCGCTCGAGGTTGGCCAGGGCATCCCACTGCGGCTTGGCCACCCAGGCATCCTGAGCAGCCCAGACCTGGTTCAAATAGAAGCGCCTCGCCAAATCGGGGGCGGTCTTGGGGTCCCAGATCTCCTCCATCAGCCGCTCCAGGTCGAGCCAGTAGCTGTCTCCCCGGGCCACCTCCAGCCCGGCCAGCAGGCTGTCGGGGTCGGACATATCGGTGCCCGCCGGAGCCTCTACCGAGTCATAGAGGACACCGCTGGCCCGGGAGCGTCCCTGGGCGATCTTCTGATAGGCCTCCCAGTCCCGCTCGGCGTCGGAATCCAGGCCCGGCTCGTGGGCGTTGGTGATGGCCACCGCCCGGGCCGAGCCATCCCGGCTCTTGGCTAGGTTGCGATCGATGACCTCAGACATCTTGTGGCCGTCATTATTTTTGACCCAGTGCTGGTTCTCGTTTTTCACCACCAGGCTGGGGCGGCCACCCTCGAGGGCCGCCGGTGAGGAGGTCACTGCCTCAATGCGGCCCCGGCCTCCGTGGGCGTAAATGATCTCCTTGCCCAGGTCGAGCCGATACTCGCTCACCGCCTCGGCAGAGAACATGGCCGGGAACAGGGTCATGGTGTTCCGAGTCTGATCTTTGGAGACAGCTGCCACCTGAATCCAGGGGGCCGGGTGCGGCACAGCGACCGGGAATCCACGATTGTCAAAGTGAGAGAATCGGCAGGGGCCGCACAGCTCGATGGCGCAGATGGTGGCCAGCAGGGGGTCTTTGCCCCAGCCCTTCATTCTGCGCAGGGTGCCACGTCGATAGACGAACCGGCCCCCATCGTCGATGGCGTACCACCAGGCCACGAACCGGGCCTGTTCCTGGGTGTAGTTCCAAGAATCCCCGGCGGTGGGGCCATCGGGCTGGAGCAGGAACTCAGACACCCAGCGCAGGATGGCCGGGGCCAGGGTGCGGTTCAGCTCCGGTAGCCCCTGGGGGCCGTGCCTGTTCACTGGCAGTAGACGGCCAGCTCCATCGGCGCATCGTAGGACAGCCCGGTGGGGTCAGCCGCCACCGATAGCGCATAGCGGTGCCCGGTGTCCCAGCCTCGATAGTTCTGGTCAAAATCGATCGAGGTGGTGAAGTTTTTTTCGTGGTAGTGCGGCGTGCCTCCGGCTACGTCCCGGAAGTTGCCATAGAACTTCACCGTGCCATAGCTGTCCCAGATGGTGTTCCCGTTCACCCCGTAGCGGAGGTGCACCGTCCCCGAGCCTGCCGGGCACACGTAGTCGCCCGCCGGGTCGTAGACCAGGGTGGCGGTCCCGGGACCGTAGCGGTAGGCGGCAGCCCAGGCCACCAGCGCTCCGGAGAACACCAGCACCAGGGTGAGGACCCCTACCCACATTGCAAATCGCTTAGCTCGCTCCATCAATCCCTCCTTCATCTCGGATACCAGGGCGGTGCCCCGGCTGTGCAGTCGGCCAAGGTGGGCGAGGTCGCCCAGCACGAGCCACCATAGAACTCAAAGTTGCCGATGGGGTTACCCCGGTAGTAGATGCCGGTGGGCACCCGGGAGCCATCGGAGACACCGTGCCCCACCTTGCTGATGGTGTTCCCCTCGATCAGCCAGTCTCGGGCGTCGTAGAGGTAGATCTCCCCGATGGCGTTGTCCACGAAGGACCCAGCCACAGTATGCTCGAGCAGGATATCGCCCAAGCCGGTGTTGCGGATGAAGTTCTGCACGCCGACACTGCCATCATTCTGGACCGCCCGGCCCCCGGTGGGCACGGTGGTGAACTGGTTATCGACGAAATCGACCACCGCCCCGGGCTGGCTCACCTTGAAGTCGGCATGGTCCTCTCCGGGGAAGCTGGCCAGGGTGCTGCATTTGACCACCGAGTGCCCGGCATGCTGGTCACCGCTGGGGCCACCGAACTGGATGGTGTCCTCGGTGGGGCGGCCATTGAACAGCGAATGGCGGATCTCCACCGAGCCTCCCCGCTTCACCTCGACCGAGTGACCGGAGCCGCCGGTGCCGGTGCCCTTGAAGGTCACATGGTCGAAGATGACATGCGCACCGTAGACCCGCACCAGGTCGTCGGAGTGACTCCCATCAAAGGTGACATTGCTGATGGTCTGGCTGGTGGTGAAGGTAGAAGGACCCAGGACCGGTGAGCCGCTCGGCGCTCCATCGGGCGCAGTGTCACAGGCCCCGGGGGGCACCGTGGTGGTCGTCGTCGGCTGAGTGGTCGTGCTCGTCGAGGTGGTCGAGGTGGTCGTCGTCGAGCTGGTCGTGGTCGAGGGGCTGGTGGTGGTAGTGGTCGGCCCCTTGGTGTGGCCGGGCCGGTGGTGGGCCGAAGCTGGGAGCAGCAACAGCATCACCACCAGGGCCGCTAGTAGGACGGTCGTTTTCCTCATGCGCCCACCGCCTCCTTATAGGCTTCCAGGTCAGTGATGTTCTCGGCGGTCATCTGCCCCGACTCGTCCACGATCTGCACCTGAGCACGGAACATGGCCACCGGGTTAAGCAGCAGTCGGTCCTCGAGCTGGCGCACCTCGGCCAAATGGTGGGCCGTGAGCCTGTCCAGGGCCTCCTCCTCCACGAGGACGAGCCGGGCCACCAGCTCGATGAGATCCATCGACTCCCAAATCACAGCCTGGGGCATGGCCCACAGCCTCTTCCAGCGCTCACGTCGGGCCTTGGTCGGGACTCCGTAAGGCCACTTGGGAGCAGGCCCAGGACGGCCCGCCGCCGGGACCTGGGTGATGCGGGCGCTGTTGCGCCGCCGGACGGTCTGGGGGAGCTTCTTAACCCCCGCTTTAATCTGTGTCATGGCGATAGACCCCAATCGTACTCACCGAAAAATGCT